AATAGCCTCTTCAAGTTCTTTTATTACAACGTCCGCTTTTATTTTTTTAGCAAGTTTTAATTCAGCGCTTTCAGTAAGATCAGCCACAATAGATTTGACGCTTAATTGCGCTTGTTCTATTAATGGGTCAATTTCCTGGTTGATACGCTTTTTTAAATGTTCCAACTGATATTTAGTTGGATATGTTGATTTACTCATATTATATTATCCTTTATATTTATTTATTTAATTATCCTTCATTATCCTATTGACAAATAGAAGTCAAGCCCTTATATATAAAAATGTTATTGTCCTTGCAATAAACCCGCTATTTATGGGATAGCGGGGACAATAAAAAAACGAAAGTGATAAATTATGAAATATACATATAAACCACAAAAAAAGCTTTTAGGGTCTTCAACCTTTAAAATGCAAAAATCAAATGGGTATAAATATTTAAGCGAAATATTACACCTAGCGCCCTCAAAAATAGGTGGTGTTAATATATGCGCTAATGCTAGCCCCGTTTGTATAGACTTATGTTTAAACACTAGCGGGCGGGGTCAAATGACAAGCGTTCAAAAATCAAGATTAAACAAAAAATATTATTTTTTAGCTGATAGGATGAAATTTTTAAATCATTTAGACCGTGAGATAAAACTTTCAAGCGAGCGAGCAAAAAGAAAAAAATTAAAATATACTGTTAGATTAAATGGAACTTCCGATTTACCCTTTGAGCGTTATAGATTAGAAAACGGTTTAAATCTTATGGAAAACAACCCTAAGGTACAATTTATAGACTATACTAAAATAACAAATAGATTAGATAAAAAAAATAAAATACCTAAAAATTATGATCTAACTTATTCACAAGCTGAGAATAATTTAGATGATGTAAAGAAAATATTAAAAACTAAGTACAATATATCGACAGTATTTAGAAAAAAACTACCTAAAAAATGGCTAGGGCGTAAAGTAATTAATGGTGATAAACATGACTTGAGACACTTAGACCCGAAAAAAGTTGTAGTGGGTTTAATTGCTAAAGGTAAAGCAAAAAAAGATTTTAACGGATTTGTGCAAGATGTTTAATTTTGTATGGATATATGGCGTTATGGCAAAGTCGGGCAAGTCCCACGCTAACGCCATATTTAAAACTAACAAGCGAGCGTCTGTTGTAAAACTAACAAGCGAGCAGAAGGGATAATATGAAACCTAAAGAAAAAAGAGAACGCAAGCTAAAAGCGTGGATATTAAAATATATTAGAAATTTAAAAAAATTACCTAAACTTCCCAAATCAAATAAAGAAGGTAAAATTGGTATTAAGTGGCTACAAGTTGAAGAGGATATTTATTTAACAGCTAAAGATCAATTTTATGGTGTTTATGGTTATGGTAATGACAAAGATTGGAATGACGGCAAAATGTCTTGGGTTTTTTGGTATGTATGTGATGAAGTAGAGAATTTAATTAATAAGTTAAAACAACAAGCGAGCGAGCAGAAGGGATGATATGTTATTAAATGAAATATATGACAAGTTAGCAGAAGAATGGCAAATGACATCTGAAGAAGTACAGAACGCCATTTATAAAGAATGGTATAGAAAATATCATCAAAACGAACAAGCAAGCGAGCAGAAGGGATAATATGGCAAGATTTATTTTAGATGTTGAAACTGAATACGATAAAAATAATAAAATTATAACTGATGTTAAAAAAGGTTGTGAAATATTTGCTAATGAATATTTATCACAACAATTTAATGGTGGGGTTGTAAGTATAACTTGTATTGATGAGCATAATACCGCTCAATTTCACGAACAAGCGCATAGAAATAAATTAACAACA